CGGCGTTCAGCGCCTCGGAAGCTTCCACGGACGCGGTCGTCAAGGCCGAGGCCGAGGGCACGCAGAGCGCGCTCCTGGCCCGCATGGCCGTCATGGAAAAGGAACTCAACGACATGCGCGAGGCCCGGAAGGTCGACGCCAAGGCCACCGAGCTTGTCGGCGCCGGCTTCGGTGCGGATCAGGTCCAGGCCTTCCGTGCCAAGGCCAGCGAGGCCGGCCTCGCGGTCGCCTCGGCCTACGCGGCTGGCATGGAGCGGATCGGCCCCAGCGAGCCCCCGACGCACTGGACCGGTGAGATCCGGCACCAGGCCCCGGACGCCGAAGAGGTCCTGGCCTTCGCCGCCAAGGGCCCCGAGGCGCTCTCGCGCGCGCGTGACCTCCACGGATCCTGGACTCGCTCTGGCTCGGAACTGTCCTTCGCTGACTTCTTCGCCGCCAACGCTGACGCTGACGCCTTCCTCGGTCTCTAGACCCAGCCTCGGCGCCAGGCTGACACACAAAAACACAAGACGGAGATCAACCCATGACCAGCCCAACTCAGTCCAACCCGCTTCCCGAAGCCAAGGGCCCCCGGGTCCGGCTCTCGCACCCGGTCAACACCAGCCTCCAGACCTACGCTGGCGCCTTCGCGGCGGCGGCTCTGGCCGGCGCTGCGGCCGGTGACGGGAACCTGATCACCTACGGCGGCCTGGCTGGCCAGGTCCTCCTTGGCGGGCAACTGTCCGACCAGGTCCTCGGGGACGGCACCCTCGAAAACAACTGGGACGGCTCCGGCGGGATCCTTAAGCGGATCGCGGTCACCGGCGCGGTCGACAACGCCACCGACTTCGGCAAGGCCGTCTGGGCTGCCGACGCGGGCCCGCCCCTGGTCCTCGCCGACCCCGGCACGACCGCGCCCCTTGGCGTCGTCGTGAACGTCCACAGCGCGGCGCTCTGCGACGTCTGGCAGTTCAGCATGGAGGCCCAGTTCATTCTGGGGATCCTCGGCAACTCGCTGTTCGCCGGCACCACGCCCAACATTGCCGTTGCCTCCTACGGTGACAACGTCGGGATCGCGTAAGCGGTCCTCGGCCAGCCAAGCAAAAAACTCAACGGAGATAAGTCATGCCTGAAGCAGTGATCACCAGCTCGGACCTGTTCCGGGACATTAACGCGACCTTCCTCTCGACCTACCGGGACACGGTCGGCCGGCACCCGCGCCTTGGCGACGCCATGCGTCTCGGGATCTCGTCCAAGAAGCGCACCGAGCGCTTTGGCTACTTCGAGAGCCCGCCGACCATTGAGCGGATCGACCGTGGTGAGGCTGTCGTTGAGGACGCCTTCCGCGCGATCAGCTACAGCGTCGAGAACCTCACTTGGGGTAAGTCGCTCGGCTTCCACGAGGAGGACGTTGAGGACATTCAGCTCGGCGACCTCCGCGAGGTGGCGCGTCGTCTGGCGATCCGTGCGGCTCAGCTTCCCGAGCAGGTCTTCTTCCAGATCATTCAGGGCAGCTCGGACGCGACGCTTCTCAAGTCGATCCCGACGGCCCCCGACGGCGCGGCGCTCTACGCCACGACCGCTGGTGGCGCGGCGCGCTACGGCGTGACGGACGGGAACCTCCTCGGCGGTTCCGGTGTCGCGACGGCCGGCGCGGTGCGCTCCGACTTCTGGAACGCGATCGAGCAGGCCAAGCAGTTCCAGGACACCGAGGGTGAGCCGCTCCTCAACGAGGGCGACATTGATAAGGGCGTCACGATCTGCTACGGCGTGCAGAACGAAGAGGTCATGCGCGAAGCCTTCCTCCAGGGTCGGACCGCTCAGATCGTCACCGGGTCGAGCACGAGCAACACCGGCGGCGTCGCTGGCGTCACGAACACGATTCTTGAGTCCGGCATGTCAATCAACCTCTGGGGCACCCAGCGGATCACCGGCGACGATATCTTCGTCTTCTTCAACGGCGTCCAGCCCAAGCCCGTCTTTGAGACCATGCGCCGTGCGCCTCGCATGATCGACGAGACCCGCGAGAACTCGGAGCGCGCGCGCCGCTACCGGATCCTCAGCACGATCCTCGACATGCGCGCTGGCTACGGCGTCAACGCTGCCTACGGCACGGTCAAAATCAACAACTAGAGCAGGCAATCGCTCGACCCCCATGGGCCCGCTCGCGCGTCGCGGGCGGGCCTTTTTTTTCTTTGGAGAAGCACAGGAGAAGCTAAATGCCCCACGCCCCAGAACCACTCATGCCAGGCGAGCGCATGTATCGGATCGGCGTCAACGCCGACTGTCCCGTCCACCACATTTATGCTGGAGGGCAAGCCTTCACGCAGAGCAGCGAGAAGGTTGAAGGCTACGGCTCGGAGACCGTCCGCAGCAAGATCAAGGGGTCCGTCGTCCGCATGGGCCCGGGCCAGCTTGAGAAGGCCTACAAGGCGGCCCGAAACTACGTGATCCGCTCCACGCGCGGCAAGCGTGCGCGGTCCCGCGTCCATGACAAGCGCTCGCGGAACTTCCGCCCCATGCCAGGGGACAAGCCCGCGCTGCAGTACATGTACGCGATCCCGCTGGAGACGGTCGAGAACCCCTACGAGGGCGCCAGCTACCCGACGCTGGACGAGACCATGGTTGCCAGTGAGGACACCTTGGCGGCGGTCGCGGAGGCGGTTACCCTCCAGGACAAGAAGGAAGCCGGCTGGCCTGCCGAGGCCAAGACGGAATCCAAGAAGCGCCAACCCAAGGCCAAAAGGTAGACACTCATGGCGAGCCCGACAGAAACAGAAATGGACGCGCAGCTCCAAGGTGCGGTCCTCCTCCTGGACAACCTCCTCGCTCAGCAAACGGTGCCGACCGAAGAGGACGCATACAACCAGATTCTGATCTCTGATTTCGCCACCGCGCAGAGCAACGGTGCTCGCCTGTTCCGCAGGCGGGTCGCCGGCGCGGTGGCTTCGGGCTCGTCGGTCCTCAACCCACTCCTCACGGCTTACACTCACCACATTGTCGGGACCCCGGAGCGGACCCCGCAACCGGCCCTAGACCGGATTTATGAGTTCTTCGTCGACAACGCGAAGACGGTCAAAAGCCGAGGGATCACCTACGGGACGATCGCGTCATTCGGAACTGACAAGGGCCTCCTCGTTCGCTTGACCGAGGACGAGAATGGCTACGACCTTGAGAACGAGTTTGTTGAGGCCAAGGTGGTCACCTGCATTCAGGACGCGAACACCGGGGCCGAGCGCTTCCGCGAGGTCTTCGAACTTCGCGGCGGGAGCGCCGGTGTCGACGCGCTGGACGCGACCAGCTCCGGCAGCGTCAAGCGCAACTTCATGGCGAAGGACTCCTCGACCTCGCTTTTGGCGAACTCCTCCTTCTCGCGCTACGTGATCGCTGGATCGTTCACCTCTTCGCGTGCGGTCCTCGCGAGTGGCGACACGGTCACGTCTTGGACCCTGAACAATGACGCGGTTGGCTTCGCGCTCGATCAGAACGCGGCCCTTGTGGCTCGGGACATTGTCGGCGACACGACCCCAACCTCCTTGGTGTTCTTGACCGGCGCGACCCGGACCGCCACCCAGGCCTTCTCCGTCAACCGGCTCAAGCTGTCGGCGGATCAGCCCTACCTGACCTCGCTCTGGGTCTACCCGCACGCCTCGCTTACGGCCGGGACCATGACGATCACGTGGGGCTCCAAGTCTCAAGCGGTCACCCTCACGACGCTGACCGCCGGCGAGTGGAACCAGGTGATCGTCGACCGGGACCAGGATATCTGGCCGGCCTCCTTCAACGAGACGGACGCGGAGTTCTCGGTCTCGATCACGAGCCACGATCAAGAGGTCCTCGTTGACGAGGTCCGCTTTGGCACCATGGAGCCCTTCGACGGGACCTGGTGGTATGTCGGCTCAAGCGACGCGGCCCAGTTCGAGCTTGACGACCAGGTCACGGTCACGGACGCATTCGCGGGATCCGACTCCAAGATCCAGAAATGGCTCTGGCGGACCTACGGGCGCTACCTGCCACACCACGCCGACGCTACGCAGATCCCGGCGGCTGGCGGTCGAACGCTCACCTTCAACGACAACGGCGGCTCAGCGGACACGATCACGCTCTCGACGGGCGATTGTGCGGCTGACGGCTACGTGGCCGGTCAGACGCTCACGGTCGCCGGGACCTCGTCGAACGACGGGACCTACGTCCTGACCGTCGTCGCCGCGACTACGCTCACGGTCGCCACCGGGTCCTTCACCGCCGAGGGCCCGCTCTCCGCGACCGCGACCCTCGACGCTGGCCCCTCGATCGCGGACCCGGCCTAATGAGCCTCGCTGACCGAGTAGTCGAGAGGGTCTCTGAGCAACTCCTGGTGAACCTCACAAACCAGGGCGCGACGGGGACCGCGACGGTTGACACGACCTTCCTCGGCTACGTCACGGAAGACGTCGAGGGCCTCTTCGAAGCGGAGACCGGGGTCGCCTACGACGAGACCAACCGGCTTCACGTCGCGGTCTGCGTTGACGGTACGCTGTCTCGGCTGCACGAGCTGACCGGCAACACCGGGCGGAACGTCGAGAAGGTTGAGTCCCGCTGGAAGCAGGGCCTGATCCGCGTGGCCACAACGGAGGGCTCCGAGCGCCGACTCCTCCCCGGGACGAACTCGACCCTTGAGCCGAGCACCGAGCGCGAAGGCGCGCAGCCGGACATGGACCGCAGCCGCTGGGCCGACTACGTCCCCGACATGAACGGATCGACGGCCGACGCGGAGGTCGGAGATTGTGACTTTTGACAACCACAATCAAGATCAGCGCAGGCAACGTCCGGCTCCTTTCCAGCACGCTTAGCGGCGCGCAGGCACAGGAGATCCTCGACGGCCTTGGCGCAGTCCTGACCGGGCGATTCCAGGACGCCTTCAGGGAGCAGCGGACCCCGGGTGGATCCCCTTGGCCGGCGCGCATGGTGCCGAACGTCGCTGGGATCGTCCTCGACCTGAACGACGACTCGACGCCAAAGTCCAGGCGATTCGACGCGCGGCCGGCGGGCCGGGACACGGGCAAGCTCGTCAACTCCCTGACGTGGAAGGCGACCTCGGCAAGCGTCGTGATCGGGTCCGCGCTCCCCTACGCCAGCCGCGTCAACGCCGGCGGCAAGTCCACGCT